GGAGCTATTCCTGATGATCAAGTCTCGGTTGCGTCTGCGCTACTGACTCTCGTAGCCACAGCACTAATGCAAAATTTACGTTCTATCGTGTCTGAAGGTGCTGCGGATGCATCTGATGCAAACGGGAATGGCAATGGCCATCACCTCGAAAAGAAAAAGACAGAAGGTAATACTAAGAAATGACACGCTTTAAAACGTTACTTGCTGAAGACCTGCGTAAGTGGGTTCAACAACGCTGGGTTGACATCGGTGCTCCTAAGAAAGGTGGCGGCTATAAACCCTGTGGTCGTTCTGAAGGCGAGAAACGTAAAGGTTATCCGAAATGCGTGCCTGCTGCGAAGGCAGCTAGCATGAGTAAAAAACAAAAGAAATCAGCCGTTCGGAGAAAGAGAGCGGCTGGTAATCCTGGAGGTAAGCCAACAATGGTTTCTACATTTAAAAAAGCAAATAAGAAAAGAGAGTCCATGGACCTCGCTGTTTCTAAATTCAAGTCCATTCTTGAAGGTAAGCTTTGCCCTAAAGGTAAGGCTGCTGCAAAGCGCAAGTTTGATGTCTACCCTTCAGCTTACGCTAACATGTATGCCTCTGCTGTTTGCAGCGGTAAGGTAACTCCTGGTGGCAAGAAGGGCAAGAAAAAATAATTATTATTTAAAATAGGTTAATACCCTAGATACATACATAGAGGTTACGTTTATGTCACAGAGTGAAGAAATTTTAGACTCAGTGGCTCAGTATCTTCCTGAGGGACTTGATGAAAGCACTCTTGAGAAGGTCGCTGAGTTGATTGCCGTTACAGTCGAGCAACGAGTCCAAGAGAGTGTTAGCGACCTGTCCATGAAGGTCCAGTCTTTTATTCGTGGAAATATTGAAAAGCTGAAAGAGCAAGCCATCAAAGAGCTTGAGCTTGAGAACGAGACTTACCGAAACGCTCAAATGTTCGAGACCGTCCGTTCCATGTTCGTTCTTGAGAACACCGAGCAAGATGAGGTGAATGGTATAACCGCTCTGGCTTCGCTTGGCGAGCAATTAGAAGAGAAGAACGAAGCTCTTCTGCGTCAAGTTGATAAGCTTCTCAAAGAAAATGTTAGCCTGAAGCGTGACGCTAAACTGGCTAACGACAGAGGCGCAAGACTTGAGGAAGCGTTGGTTACCGTCAAAAATCAGATGGAGCAAGTCAACGAAGAATCAGTCGCGGAGAGGAAACTCTCTGACTCGGCACTTGTCATCAGTGAGGATAACTTCCAAGTGGAAGAAGCTGATGAAAAGATTAATGAAAACCACGCTGTCCACGGTAATGAGTGGATCAATCAAGGCGTGTTAGAAAAACTCAACAGTTTAAGAGGTTAAAATGACCGCTATAGATAGAAACGATTTACTGAAGCGTTGGGAACCACTCCTTGAAGGTATCGGGGATGACCACATCGCGTATCAGACTGCTCGTCTCTTTGAAAACCAAGCCAAAGAATTCACGAAGCAGAACCTGAACGAAGAGGCGTTAAGCCCCATGGCCACGACAACGGGTAGAATCGGCACTTTCCAAAAGTTTGCCTTCCCGCTCATCCGTCGTACGTACCCCGAACTGATGTTCAACAAGATTGGCGCTACCCAGACGATGGACGGCCCGGTCTCGCAAATCTTCTACATGGGTAACTCCCGTGGTACCGAGAGCTTTGAGCAAGTCATGTACTCGAAGTTCAACATCACGCCGAGAAACCTGACCGCGACCAAGATTGGTTCGTACTCGCCGTCTGCTGATCAAGGCGTCTCGTGGGCTGGTGCGGACAGTAACTTCCCGAGTGGTCTTCAGAACGTCGCACAAAACACGGCTGCTGCTGGTGGCGTTTACGGTGTTGACCGTAGCGTTGCGTCGAGCTTCGACCTGTCGAACGTCCTTTCGGATGAGAACGGCTCTGTGACGAGCACGATGGGTGGTAAGCTGGCTGCGTTCCCGTCGAGCACCTCGATCCTGGGTTACTCGGTTTCGGCTGGTGAAAGACTGCGTGGCACTGCGATCCCTGAGGTCAACCTCCACATCCAGAAGCAAACCGTGCAAGCGCGTGAGCGTAAGATGAGAGCCCTGTGGACCCTTGAGGCTGCTCAAGACCTGAAGGCTTACCACAACCTGGACATGGAAGCTGAACTGACGGACCTCCTGTCGAAGGAAATGAACCTGGAAATCGATCGTGAACTGATCGAAGACATCCGTATGATTGCTTACGGTAAGATTGCTGATGGTGGCGGCTTCTACTTGGATTCGCTGTACCAAGGCAACGCTGATAACTTCCCTGGCATCGGTGGTGCTGGCGTGGCTCAACCGGGCGATACGTTCGTTGCGGGTGCTTACGAGTACGACTTTGGCACTGACCTCGCGTCGGAAGAGACTAACGGTATCAACCGTAAGTACTCGAACATCTACGTCATGGACATCAAGCAGTTCATCGATGGTTCGCAAACCAACCTTCGTCCGAGACACCTTGGCGAAGCTTACTCGAACATCCTGGCTCTGGTTAACTTCGCGAGCACGGATATCTACCGCACGACCCTGCGTGGCCCTGGCAACGTCCTGGTCATGTCGCCTGTGATGCTTTCGTTCCTTGAGTCGGCTGCGAAGCTCGAAGGTGGTATCGATCGTGGCGATAGCCCGACCAACATGGGTGCGAACCAGATCGCTTACGCTGGTAAGTTCGCTGGCAAGTACGATGTCATCTGTGACCCGATGTTCCCCGAAGACGAGATCATCGTTGGCTACAAGGGCACCAACGCGATGGACGCTGGCTTCTTCTACTGCCCGTACATCCCGCTCCAGCCTCTGGACACCGTGGTCGATCCTGAGACCTTCCAGCCGAGAAAGGGCATCCTGACTCGCTACGGCAAGGTCGCGGTTCAGCCTGCTTCGCGCTTCTACCGTGTGATTCGAGTGATCGGTGTTGGTAGCGACTTCCTGACGCCGCAAATCTTCAGGAACACCTCGCACACGGGCACTGACTTCGATAATGCCTACGCTGTAGGTGGCGATCTCTAAGAGTTAACTCTTAGTTAAAAGATAAAAAGGGCTCAGTTTTATACTGAGCCCTTTTTTCATTTCTAGGGTAAATAAATAGTGACATGCCTGAATACGGAGACAAAGTAGGAATACCAATTGTTAAATCCTATGGTTCCTCATACGGGACTTACGGGGGTAGTCGATTAAAAGATTACAAAAGCCCGAAGGATAAGGATTTAAACAATAAAGATTTTAAGAACGTAAACGAATTTAAGACCTTTAACAAAACTATTAAAGATTACGTTCTGGCTAAATTAGGATTCCCCATTATTGATGTTGAACTTGATGACTTTCAAATTCAACTCTGCATAGATGAGTCTATTTCAAAGTTGGAGTATCACGCTCCTGACTGGATGACTCAGTATGCTACCTTTGATACATCCGCTGGTGTGAACGTTTACGAACTTCCACAGGAGATTGCGGACAACTTAAATGATGTTTGGTACAGGAGAGACTTTTTCAAGTTTGGTGCAAGCCCTGGGTCACTTGAGTTTGATTTTGCTATCATGTTCTTTACGAATACTGGCCTATTTAATAATTATAATGTTAGCCAGTATTTGCTTATGCAGCAATACTTAAAGCAGGTAAAGAATGTATTAGGGCAGATGTCTACATGGCAGCTAGTTAATAATAAGTTCCTACATATATTCCCTAAACCTGAGGCGGGCGATGAAGCTGTCATTGTGGAGTTTAGAGCTTTCGATCCAGAGACTATCCACCACGCTTACAAGAGTTGGGTTCAGAGATATACGCTCGCATTAGCTAAAGAAGTCTTAGCAGGCATTAGAGGTAAGTACGCTAACCTTCCTGGTCCTGGAGGCGGTACTAGACTTAACGGAACTGAACTCATGCAGCAAGCAACTGCGGAGAAGAAGGATTTGATTGAAGAGTTAACAACTGAAATCGAAGCTCCTCCGTTATTTGATATATTCTAATGAGATATAAGGTAACAACTCCTCCCACGAATTTCCCAGATTCGGATGCAAGGGATACTCGCTTATCGTTGTTCAAGAAGAAGAACGATAAGAACTTATTCAACATGGTGGACGCTGAGAACATTAAGTTATCAGGGTCTCGCGTTAAAGTTTTCAAGTATGTCCCCTCTAATGATATAGATGATGTTTACCAGGAGTCGAGGCAGAAGACGATAGCTCATGAGCCTGTAACCATGTGGGCTCACTATGATCCTCGCCCTGTCGAAGAGAACTTAACTCAGTTTGGTGTAGAGATGCAGATGGACCAAATCTTTGTCTTTAACAAATCCTACACAGAACAAATGCTGGGTGAGCCAATTTCAATTGGGGATATCATTCAACCTGAGTTTCAAGATGTGAAGTTTGAAGTCTTTGAAGTTCAAGAAGATAGCTTCGAAGCATACGGAGTTTACCACTTATTAGCACATGCTAAGTTCCTCAGAGATACTCAAGATATTCACAATGAGGACTTCTTTGATAAGACAGATGAGCTAGGGGGGTATGACCGATGAGTAGCGTTGGGTCCGTGGATAATATTCAGCAGAGAATAGTTAAGATGACCGAGACTAAACTGTTGCCTAGGATTGATAATGTTTACAAAGAAAGTCTTAGGCAAATGATTGCCACCTTTGGAAACTTATACTACATCGACGGAAATGGAAATAGAATCAAAGTAGATTGTGCTCACGGTAATGCGGAGAGGATAGCGGGTAGGCTAAAGACAGACAACAGCATCGTTCTTCCTTTTATCACTATCACAGAAGTAGACTCAGCAAGAGATACAAAACGGGAAAGATATAGCCCATTGCTCATGCATGATGTTCATTGGGACAATCAAAAGCGTAGAGCAACTAGAATCCTTAGTTTAGCTCCCCGTGCCGTCAACATAACTTATGAAGTGAATATTTGGTGTAAGTACAAAGCTGATCTCGACATGCTGAGGTCTGGGGTATTTTCATTGTTCAATCCAGAACTCAAAGTCCCAACAAATCACAGCAAAGATAGTAGAGCTTACATCGACAGGGAAAAACCAATGGGGTCTGTAGCCGCTGCCGACACCAAAGATAGAGTGTTGCAGAAAAGTATTTCAATAACTCTTCAAACCTATATCCCTAGTCCAAAATTCTTCTTTACCAATACTGGGGAGATCCACGAGTTCAATTTCAACACTACTATTGATGATGGTTAAAATTAACTAGTTTTAAGGGCCGTAGATAGTAAATATATTAGGAGCTTTTACATGAAAATCATAAGTAACACAAGTCTGCAAGGTCTTTCCCTGGTGCTGAATAAGCCTGGGGGTACGGAGACTAAGTATCTTCTCCCTAAGCAGTCGATCGAAGTCCCTAGCTCTTGGGGTGGTAAGATTCTTGAAAATTTGGTTTCGAGAAGGATGGTTAAAGTTCTGGAGGTCTCTGACCCCGCTCCTCCTACACCAGTTCAGGCTCCAGTGAAAAGAACAAAAAATTCAAAAGGTAAGTAACCCATGGCTCTCCCTACTAGTCCCTCTGTTGTTGTTTTAGAAAATGACGTTTCCGTTTTTGCTCCCAACGTTGACTCTAGCGTTGTGGGTTTGGTTGGGTTTGCTAACAAAGGCCCGACTAACAAAGCTACCCTTATCACTAGCCCCGAGAACTTAATTAGAAAGTTCGGTGAGCCGGATAGTAATATTCCCGGTCAAGGTTTAGAGGGTGCTATTGAAATCCTTGAGGCGACTAACCAGCTTTACTTCGTGAGAGCGGCCAACACAACCGCTGCTGAAGCCAGTGCTGTCGTCCCATTTGGAGCTAGCCCTGCGGTCCAAGTCAGTGGCTTCACAGCTACAGAAGCTTCGTCCCTCTACTACGCAGTTTATGATAACGCTGGTACTTTTAAGGCGAGTTCGATTGTCTCCCTGAAGGCTTCTTCGACCACAGATACTAACCTTAACACTCCTCAGAAGGTTATGGCTGCTGCTTTCGATAGAAACGCTACGGGCGGTCAAGATGTCATTTCCTACATTGATGGTGATAGCATCTTCTTAGCCTCTAAGTATGCTGGTTCAGGGGCCTCCATGCAGGTCTCCGCTCATGAGCCTGAGCAAAATGGCGTGCAGCCGACCCAGTTCTTAGCATTCCTTCCCCTCAATGTTTCAGGCGATGCTAGCTCTGCGGGTGAGCAAGCTTCCTCGGTTAATGATATAACTGTCAATGGTTTCACAGCCTCTGCCGACTTAAACCTGAATGTTTATTCGGTTTATCCTGGTTCGGGTTACAACATAAGAACTCTTGCTGATGGTTCTGTTAAGGGTGTTTCTGTTGAAGTTGACAACTTATCTATCCTTGATAAACTTATTGTTAACAATGATGGTTCACAAGTTGAATCGTTTAACATCAATGCACAACCTTCTAGCTTGGAATACGTCAAGAAGTTCCTGCTCGAAGACTCAGCCAATGATTGGTTAAACAACAAGTCAGAATACATCTACTCTGAAATTGAAAAAGACAACGGCACGGACGCAGAGACCTTCCTACCTAATGATTGGGGTGCAAAGCTGACCGCGACAGGCGTTTCTTTCGCGGGCGCTACTGGTAACCCTGGCGCTCCTGCTGGCACTGGCATCACTCCTAGGTTTGTGAAGCTCGTCGAGTCTACTAAGAATTTTGCAAACGGTAACAGTGGTTGGGGCACTACGGAAGATCCTCAGTCTGGTGCCGACATCACTGCCCTGATTGGCACTGCTTCCAAGAAGACTGGCCTCTACGCTCTTGATGATGATGTGCTTAACATCTCACTTGCCGTTGCTCCTGGCTTCAGTGACGACGCTCTTCAAAATGCGCTTATCTCTTTGGGAGAAACCTCGAAAAACTTCTTCGCTTTGGTTGCTCCTCCGTATGGCTTCGACGAAGCTCAAGATGCGATCGACTGGATCAACGGTAGAGGTGCTAGAACGGCTGCTCTGAATAACTCTTACGCTGCTGTTTACTGGCCTTGGGTGCAGGTCTTCAACCCGTTTGCGGGTAAGGAAGAGTGGTACGATCCTTCGATCTTTGCTGCTCGTCAGTGCGTCTTCACGGATAGCGTGACAGACCCGTGGTTCGCTCCGGCTGGCTTCCGTAGAGGTCGCCTGACCAAGCCGACGAACACCGAAGTTAGCGTTAACCAAGGTGATCGTGATGCTCTCTACGCGAACAACATTAACCCGATTGCTAACGAGCCTCAAACAGGTATCGTTGTCTTCGGTCAAAAGACTACACAAAGACTTCCCACTGCGCTCGATAGAGTCAATGTGAGAAGACTGATGATCTACATCAGAAAGGTTCTCCTTCAATTAGGCAAGCCCTTCCAATTCGAGCCGAACGACTCGTTCACTTGGGAGCAGGTTGAGGATGCTATCAAGCCGTTCCTCTCGGACCTGATTGCTAGACGAGCCATTGTTGAGGGCGCAGTCAAGTGCGACTCTTCCACGAACACTCCTCTGAGAGTTGATAGAAACGAACTATGGTGCTCGGTGACAATCAAACCGACGAAGGCTGCTGAGACCGTGGTGTTTGAAGTGAACCTGACGAGTCAGTCAGCGACAATTAGCTAAGGAATAAGAAATGGTCTTACCTCGTACTAGTATAATTTCTGATGCGTTACAGCGCACCACAGGAACCAACGGTCCTCTGCCTGAGATCTCGACAGACCTCGAAACGATCAGAACCTACCAGTTCGAAGTCAACTTTCAAGGCTTCCCTGGTATTACCAGCAACCAGAATGTTCGGGGTGATGTGACTGTCGCTGCGAAGCAAGTTGGTACGATCACGTATGGTGTTGAGTCGCTTGCTCTTAACAGACTGAACGACAAGGTTCACTACCCTGGTAAGGTTACTTATGAGCCTGTGGAAATCACCTTCGACAACCTCCTGCTCAAGAACTCAACTGAGGCTCTGTGGAACACGTTCAAAGAAGTTTACAGCCCGATTACCGGTAAGTCCGGTTTCCGTGGTGGCAACGGTGTCTCTTACAAGGGTGAGAAGATGACGATCGTTGAGATGAACGGTGATAACGTCCCAGTCGGTGGTGTGGAGCTTTACGGTGTCTACCCTGAGAAGGTTGTCTTCTCTGAAAAGAACTACGGGACTAACGAATTCGCAACTGTTACGGTTACGTTTAGATTCGACTTCATGAACTACAGCAGAAGAATCAACGGTGATGCTTCGGGTAGATTCACGAACACAGCTAGACCTCAGCCGTAGTATAACCTAACCTCTATCTTGGTAGCCTTCTCTCTAAATATAGGGGGAAGGCTATTTGTCTATAATAAGTTATGAAAAAGAGAGATATACTTGAGAGCTTCAGCAAGGTACATAACAGAAAGCTAGTCCTGTTAGAGCAAGATGAAGAGCTTCCTCCTGAGGAGCAAAGCGTTGAGAGCAGAAAACAGGCTGCTATCCCAAAGCTTAATGGTATAAACTGGAGTCAGCCACAACCGGGCTCTGACGCTTGGGTAGGCGTAATTGAAACAGGTATTCCCGCTACCGGAAGTGGGAAGACCACCAGAGAAATAGGATTCAATAAAAGAACAGGTAAATTATCTGCGGCTGGCAATAGATTTCAAGCTCAGGCAATGCCCGCAGGAACGAGCCCAGAACTTGGAGGGTCTTGGCTTCAAGACTTAGCACCCGTTCAAGGTAAGAAACCTGAAAGCTTCACTAAGTTCTTAGGGCTTCTTGTAGGAGACACAGAACTGACTAAGTCTCAAACTCAAAGAAACGTAGAGGAGAAAACCCGCCCTGGTGCTGTCCTTGATCGAATGAGTGATGTTTTCAGTCCTGAGGTATCACAGCAGATCAAAGCTAATCTAGAGTCTATAGCTAATAACCTAAACCCAATATGGGAGGGTATGTCTGAGACAAATCATCAAGCCTACCAAAACACTGTAGCAAACTTTCAAAAACAATTTGTAGGAGATTCAAAAGCCTCTTTCGAGAACAAGCTTTTAACAGACAAAGTTACTTTAGGGCTTGTCAACGGAGAGTGGACCTCTACTACGATCCCTCCTACAGCCATGCAATCTCTGTTAGTTTCTGAAAGCGTTAAGGATTTAGTATTGTTAGCTGGGTCAGACAATCCTAGCCCCGAGCAGTGTGATAGTGTTGTGAAAGACTTTGCTATCCAAGCGGGAACCAACAGGATAATCGTTAGCCCGAAAGGAGATGGGGATGATCGAGTTTTGGCTTTATCTTTCTCTGACCCGAAGGAAACTCTCAGGAACACTTTGCTCCGTGCTGCGAATCAATGCCAGCCTACCCTTGAGGATGCCGAATCCAGCATTAAAGTTGTTAGAGTTCAGGGCTTTGATAGTGACGGCGAGGGTGGCGGGGATAACGCCGCTAGGGGCTTTGCTTTCGAAGACATTCTGGAGGTGTTCTCCTTATTACAAATAAGACAAAAGTTAGGAAAAGGACAAGACGCTCAAGAACTTACAGACTTGCTAGCCCTTAAAGCTTTGAAGCTTCAGAAAAGATTAAAGAAACTCAAGGTAAACTCAGAGCAGTGGGTTGATGCGGTGAAGTCTCAAGGTTTGCCTCCTGAGCAAGCTCAGTTGATGCTAGATATTCATAAGATATCCAGTGACTTGGGCGACTTTGATCCTCTTAAATTGTATGGATCCATGCTTCACCACTCAAGAAACTCGTTGGTGGGTAGGAAGCCTGCGTTTATCTTCCCTGTTGGAACTGAGACTAAGAGAGGTAAGAGGCAGGACGTATTGGAAGTTTATAAAACCAAAGAAGAGGCTCTTGCAGCGGCTCGGAACATGGGTGTGGAGATAGAACCCGAAGAGTTCTCGTCATTGGATGAAGCTTTGCGTGGGGAAGCAGGTATCGTCACTAGAGAAGGCGATCAAGTAAAGCTTTCCAGTATCCTAGAAAGATCAGGAGCTTTCGATGAAGGTGCTCCTGTCTACACCCTTAAGGTAAGTCTTAAGAACTACATGAAGTTCGAGGGCGATGGTGCATTAATGGGGGGCGGGATGAAGACTACGTTCCCCTCACTCCTCACAGCCACAGACGAGAAATTCGATGAACCTTTCATGCAGAAGATTCAAGGTATAGTAGACATCGATGATGTAAAATCATTCAGAAAATACGCCCTGAAGCTCCAAGCAATATCCAGGAAAGTTAATGCTTTAGGCGATACTACCTTCACTCAGACAGGTTATATTAAAACTAATAACTTAAAAAACTTAACCTTGGTAACGAGAGCCGCTGTAAAGGAAAACAATCTAGACATGACAGAGGCAGGAAGAAGACTGGATAAGGCATTAGACACTTTTCAAAGCAGGACAAAGATTGCTGGCATAGGTGACTCGGAATATATTAGAGCAAAAGAATATGTTTCTAGGTACTTAGAAAGCTACAAGTTATTTGGAGATCTTAATTCTGGGTATGCTAAAACTCAAAGGTCTGCTCAACAATACTTAGCCGCTCAAATGCTTCACGCTGGAGGGTCTGACGACGATGAGACTTTGTGTGATTACAGAGGACTCAACACAGGCGAGGACTATGTCTTTAAACAAAATGATCCTTTGAGAGATGCTTGGAAATCCATAATGTCTGGAGGTAAGGACCCTCAAGGTAATAACTGGCAAGTAAAAACTGATCTTCAGACTGGTAAGTATGAGCTTGTGATAGCTGGTAATCCAAAAGTAAAGATTACTTTTGAACCTAGAATTATACCTAGGAAAACTGGTGGAGAAATTACCGGGTATGCAACTCAGTTTCAAACAAGGCTAAACAAGTCTGCACTGAAATACTTTAACAAACTGGCAAGCAGTAAGACAGAACAGTCCAAAGTTGATGAGGCATTCAGTCACATAATGGTAGCGTTATCACTCCTCCAGGAAAAAGTTAGTGTTCTCGATGCACAGTAAATCCACTAGCTTTACCATAAGGACTTCAACTTTGTTTACTTCACCTTTTAGGTAAGATCCTTGAACGGGCAGATTCACCGCATTGGTTATAGCTATGGGTTCCCTGCGATCCTGACCAATAAGTAATAAAAAATCTCTAGAGCTTTTCTTGGAATCTCGATGAGCTTGGTCTATCATCTTACATATATTAGATTTCTTATTAAATATATCACTTACTTGTTCTTCATTGTATCCTTTTTTACATTCAATAATAAACTTGAATTTCTCTGGAGTAATTAAATCACCATATACTTTTAAGTAATTAGGTAATTTATGTGTGGTAGCAAATGCACCAGATCCAGGTGTCCTACAGAATTCATCAGTATCAAATCTTTCATTTAGTATTTTAGATACCTTGTTTTCAAATCGATTGCCTTTCGCTCTAGAGTTAACTTTCTTTTTCTTTTTTAAAGGTGTTGTGTCAAAGTTATCTTTCATAAGACTATAATAGACCATGTCTGAAAAAGTTTCGTTTAGTTTAGACAACACAAAATTCAAACTCGTAGAGAGAAGTAGAGGACGCATGAAAATTCAAATTAAGTTTTCCAAAGAAGAAGCTGAAGGCTTCAAGAACTTTTGCATGATTAAGCCACCTGAGCTTGACGACGATAGCTTTTACAAGCAGATCTTCTTTGCTGGCTGCAACGCCATGACTGAGCAGATCACCGCGCTTGTCGAAGCTCACCGTGAAGCGAAGGAGAAAGAAGCCCAGGAAGAAACCACTGAGGTTGCTGAAACTCAAGATGCCGAGAACAAAGAATAATTTTAGAACTCACCGCATCAGAAATTCTAAGCATTTAGATTCTGTTGTGTCCTCTAACATTTCGGAGAAGAGGACCTCGCACTACTTTATCACCAATCAATGGGATAAGCCTTGCGAGTTCTTCAACTCTCACCTACCACAAGACGGGGATACTGACCTGCATGTCATTGACATCTTCGATGTACCCAACTGTCTCGATGTGATTCGATCCTCCATCAAGGGGCACCGAGAAACGATCTCAACTGCGTGCCTCTCCAATTATCCCCAGCTTCCTATGCTGGTCGTGATCCACAAGTCATTCCCAAGAGTTGTGAGTTACAATGGATCGGTCGGAGCGGAACTTGGAATATAGTTCCCGCTCTTGATGGCTTTATAGTTATCCATCTTCTCGTTGTACTTCTTGGCCTTCGAGTACAGTAATCTTAAGTTGTTTAAAATTACTGTAGTGAAGTAATTGAATGCTTGACCAGAATCCCTATTGAAGTTATTCAAGACTTTGAGTATAAGTAGAAAGCATTCCTGCTTGGCCTCTTCGTGGTCAACCTTAAACTTGAACGAGAGCATGAGTCTGTCGATAAGTGTGTCGAACATGCCAAAGAGTTCATCCTCTTTGCTTTTGTCTCCGCTCTTGAACTGTCCAATCAGTTCTTCAAATTTCATATTATCGATATAGTAACTCACTACCCTATCATAGTCCCGTGATGGATCTTAGTTTTAAAGGACCGAACAAGAAGTGTTCCGGTTGTCCCGCTCTGAAGATGAACCTTCCAAGGCATACGATTCTTGAGGAGGAGTCTGAGCACGAGTGCGATATTCTATTCGTGGCAGAGTCACCTAAGATGCATGAGGGCGAATGGGTTCCGTTCCGCGCTCAAGAGTATTCAGTGATCATGAATCAGCTTGCTGGGCTCAACATACTCAGTAAATTTAAAGTGGGTATGACCACTGCTGTAAAGTGCCCCTCCATCAACTCGGACAATCTTAGTCCTGAGATCAGGAAGACCTGCACGACGCACCTCTACGACTCCATTGAACGCTACAAACCAAAGTTAGTCTTCGCGTGTGGTAAGCTCGCGACTACCATGCTTTATGGTAAGGCAACTCTGGAATCTAGAGTCAGAGGCAAGGAACATATCCTTGAGACTCCAGGTGGTCACAAGTTCCCGGTGGTGGTCGTTAAACACCCTTTTGAGGTCGTGAGTGAGCCCAGGAACTCATTTCTTTTCTCGACCGACATCCAGAACGCTGTGAATAACATCCTGTTAGATCAAGCCACAGACGTTCAGGTGGATTACCGATTTGCCATGACCCTCGATGAATTGAATGAGGTGAGGGACGAGTTTCTTGAGAGCAAGATGGACATGGCAATTGATATTGAGACCACTGGCCTCAACTTTATGAAGGACACGATCCATACTGTGTCCATGACCATGATCGACAGAGAAACTGGGGAGCTTGGAAAGACTCTAGTGTTAGCTATCGATCACCCAGAAGCAAAGCTGTCCGACCGCGTGAAGGGCAAGTTCATCGACTTCATCTGTCAAATGATGCGGCGTAAGGACATTAGGAAGATCCTACAGAACGCAACATTTGACCTGAAGTTCCTCAAGCGGTATGGTGTAGAGGAAGTCTATGATGTCTACGACACTAAGCTCCTTCAGCACCTCTACAAGGAAGATGTGCCCAAGGGCTTGGCTGATCTTGTCTACTACTACTTCCCAGAGGAGAAATTCTAATGCTTACAGTTGAAGGTAAGAAGTTTGATTGGAAGAACATCCCTCTCAACTTCTGCGTTGAGGGTAATGCGAAAGATACCTATGGAACTGCTCGCGTGTATCACAAGCTTCTTAAGGAGTTAGAAGAGCGCAAGCTTGGCAAGCTATACGAAAAGCTTATCGCTCCTCTGACCATGGCGTTTCGAGACATTGAGTTTGAAGGTCTTGAGATTGACGAGCAGAAACTAGAAGAGCTTGGTGTAGAGCTACAAGAAAAGATCGTAAAGGCGGAACGTGCTCTGAGAGACGCTGCTGGTTTAGATGACGAGATCAACCTGAACTCTACGAAGGACTTGATTAAGATCATCTTCTCTCTTGAGAAGAAAGATAAAGAAAAGGATTACACTGTTGTTGAAGACTTTGGTCTTGGACTGTATCCTTTCCAGTTCACCAAGAAGGGTGCTCCGTCAACCAACGAAGAGACGCTAGTTAAGGTTGCTCAGATGGTTGAAGAAGAGTTTGTATCGAGAGGCTTGAAGGTTGAATAACAACAGAGAAGAAATGAACATCTCTAGGTCTGTTCTTTCGAACATGACCAACGATCAGGTAATCGCTGCAAAGCGTTTCTTTGATAGGTTCTCTGAGTTCAAGAAGCTTACCAAGCTGCACTCAGTTTACATTGAGGGTGCTAGGACCGCGCTTGCAAACACTGGTAACGGTCGGATGTATGTAAACTACAACATTGATGGTACTGTGACTGGACGTATCTCCAACTCTGGTGCTAGCATTGAGAGAGGCAAGAATGGGAAGATCGGTGTGTCCTTTCACACACTTCCTCGTGAGTCTCTTGATGTGAACATTCGTGATTACGTGGTGGCTCCTAAGGGTCATGATTTTATCACGATCGACATGAAGGCGATGGAGCTACGTGTTCTTGCCCACGTTGCTAATGAGCAGAACATGATCCATGCGTTCAAGTCTGGGATCGATCTGCACAGTTACTCCGCTGGCCTCACGTTCAATAAGGACCCAGAAGAAGTGTCCAAGCTTGAACGACAGATTGCTAAGGAAGTTAGCTTCTTGACCGTGTATGGGGGAACCGCGTACACTCTAGCCTCCAAGCGCAACATCCCTGAAGAGCGTGCAGAGGAGATTATCAATGCATGGATGAATGCGTTCCCTGGTGTGGGTCGCTACATGGCTACTGTGCAAGATTACATCGAGCAGTTCAAGTACGCCAAGACAATCTTTGGTCGTCGTAGAAACCTGCCTAACATCGACTCACCTTTCAAGGGTGTTCGTCGCGAGGCATTCCGACAAGGGTTGAACTTCACTATTCAGTCTGCTGCAAGTGACATACTGCTTTGTGGTATGCTCGGAGTCATCAACAAACTCAAGGACATGGAGGCTAAGGTCGTCGCAACCGTTCACGACTCGATTGAACTCATCGCTCCTAAGCAAGAGACACGAGAGGTTGTAAGGATCGTAAAGGATGAGCTTGAGAACTACCAATACCTTAGGGACAACTTCAACATTGAGTTCAAGGTGCCCCTAGCGGTAGACATCGAGGTGGGCTCAAGCTTTGGTAACGGCGTGGAATACGAACTTTAGTATCCTAGGTAGTCCATCACCCCTAGCCATTTAGGCGAAGTGCTTCTGGGTTGAGATTGCCACTCAACTAAACCAAAAGAACCATATTGGCCGTAATCTCCTGTGAGTCTGTAGAGCATAAACAGGTCAGCACCTTCGGTGAACCACCCATTCAAGTCGTTGTAGTAAAGTTGACGCATACCAGGATCTCTGTTCGCTGTTACAAACAAGTTAGTTAGCGTCTGATTGCTCTGTGCTGCACCGACACCGACAAGATGTTGTCCTCCTTCATAAGCAAGCAATTTCAAACCTCTCTGAGTCGTATCAACTCTATTCTGTCTAGTAAACACTTGGTGATTGTTTACCAAGTCTATCTGGCAGAGAGATAAAAGGTAAGGCACGGAGAACGTGGGCGCAGTCGGAACATTGTTTAGGTTGCCAATGTATCCGCCAAAGTAGGGTGCCACTGCAAAAGCATCAGCACTCTCGTATGCGTTCTGCCAGTCCATGATCTGTCTGTTAATCCAGGGGTTAACACTCTGACCCGCAAGCACTCGCACAAGTCTTCTAGTTTCCAATTGGTTGTATATGTTAGAGAATAGATTGAAGACTTCTACCGATCTTTGAGAATAGAATAGCCAGCCAGCGTGCCAAGGTTGAGGGTGAAGACCTAATGCCATTCCTTGGCTTTGAGCGTAAGAGTTCTGGTCGAAGATGCCATTCCAAACTTCGTTGCTATATTCTAAATAAATTGTAAGTGATGGGTCTAAAGCAATACGGCACAGGAGTGCAAGGTATTGAACATACAAATCGTTTGCCATGTGAGGCACACAGATCCACATGTTCTTACGAGTCTTGTTGCACAGGTCGATCATGTAAAGCGGGTGAACACCTTCTGACGTAGCCTGTGTGTAGTTGAAGAAGTTGGTAGCGTCATACCAATTGACCACAGGGTTAT